AATAGCATAAGTAATACTATCAGAATCAAAGTAATTTGTACTCCCACCTGCATTTATCCCAAAAACTTCTAACCCTGCTTCCGCTTCTTTTGTTGGACTACGGCGAATGGCACAATATACAAATGTTGCTCCGTTTTGCAGAGCATCACTTTTTTGTCCAAAACCCGTAGAAGTTAGGAGAAAAGACCCTGGAGAATTGTTAAGCTCACCTCCTGCTTTATTAGCCCTAAGAGCAACCGTTCTTCCTGTTGAAGTATTATATCCTTCCGCATACAAACCCCTATGGGTATCATATATATACCAATCATCGCCTGTGTTACCTGTAATATTTTTTACAATAACCCATTGTGGTTCAAACCCTATATTTTCGGTTTTTATTCCTGATCCACTAGCATCAGTAGTAAACGATCCACATTTGATTATGTCTAGATCTCCGTTTGGCCCAAACCCACCATCGTTATTATTGTGTGCAAATAAATAAGCAATATAAGTTTTTGGGGTTGTGGAATTTCCACCGTTAGTTGCGCTCCTAGATTCCGTTAATACAAAGTTTGTACTTGATACACTATTAACTACTGCATTACCCACAGTAGACCACGCACCCTCATAACTTAAATTTCCAAACTGACTAGATGCGGAACGATGCCAAACGACCCATTCTTGGCTACCGTTAATTTCTTTGAAAAATATCATTCCTGGGGCTTGACCTAAGTTATGGTTAACCGTTAGTACTCCAACACTATTACTGGTGTAAGTCACCATATCAAAAAAGTTTGGAGCTTTTCTAAATGCCCATGATACATATGTGCTACCACTAAAATTAACATCAGTTGCTGAATTGACTGTAAAACCTGTAGAGGTAAATGCCGTCAAACCACCACTATTTGTTGATTGTGCGTTATCTTTATTCGGGGAAAGTATTTTTGTTGCACCTCTAACTGTATCGTAAAGGCCATGTCTAGCGTCAGTATTACGGCGTTTAAACCAAATCATTCCACCTTCATTAAGAATATCTACATAATTAGTTTTAGTTTGGCTACTGCCTGTACCAAGATACATATGCGTATTGAAAACATCCTCAACATTTGTTCGATCTGCTGACGCACCTGACCCAGAAAGAATTTTCTTCGCTGTACTCATTAGGCCATCGCCTGACCAGCGGTGAAGCCATAGTATATTGTACCACCGTCATAGGTAACGAATACAAAGACATCTACCGCAGCATTACCTGTTGATAATGTTGGCGCTGTACCAGCACCCCAATCAACACTACTAGGCCACGTTATTACCCTTGCTGAACTGTCTTGTGTCACTTTTAATGTAAAAGCAGAAACCTTGCCGTTTGCTGCTGGGTTACTAAAGGTATAGGTAACATTCTCAGAAAGCGTATGGGTAAAATTATCTCCAAGTCTTAAATTTAAAGCGGCCGCATTACTTGATGATGTAATTGCAGTGCTTTCTTCAATTTTACCATTGTCAAATGTCACTACACCATTTGCGTCTGCCGTAACCGTTTTGCTTGCTTGTGTTGTTCCAAGTGTCGTTACGTCATTGTAGTTTAACTCAGCGGCAGAAGCAGAAATAGCTACACCGCCGATTTGCAATGATGTACTGGCATTAATTGTAGGACCGGCTACAGTTCCGGTAAAAGTTGGAGAAGCAATGGGAGATTTAGTTCCTACAGTTGTAGTAAGACTATTAAGGTCAGCTTGTGTGGCTTTGTCTGAAGTAGCCCATGCAGGAACACCTCCTGCTACCACTAATATTTGATTTGTACTTCCTATTCCTAGGAATGTAGTTGTACTAGCTCCTGTATTATATGGAATACTTCCTGTAGCACCACCTTCAACATTAGCAGATCTTGTAGACTTTAATTGTCTTTTAGCTGCTACAGGAACAAATGATGTACCATCAAATCCTAGTACGTGCTGATCTACTATATTAGCAGTTCCACCCATACCACTATGACTTGAGCAATAGTAATATAAAATATCAGGTGCATCTGCTGCAACTACAATAGTTACGGTAGCATTTGCTTGTCCTGCTGTACCACTTACAGTAACCCCAGTAGTATATGCTGATCCACTATTATGTGTACCGTTAGAAGTTGTTGAGAATTGTAATGGGTGACCACTAACAGATGCGTTCGATACATTAAATACGTAAGTAGATCCTCTAGCCAAACTAATTGTAGCTTGTTGTGTTCCATCTATAAAATACTTATTAGAACCTCCAACAGAAGCTACTGTTACTACTTTATTTAATTTAACATTTGTTTCAGCAACTGTTCTGGCTAAGTTATTATCTGATATCTGTCTTGCTAATGTCATATTTTATTCCTTCGGTTTTTCTGATCTACTCATTTGGATCGACCCACCCTTCTACTTCAACCCATCCATCATCGGTTGTGTACTTATATTTATTTCCAACCCAATCATCAGGCGGCGTAATATTCGTGAACAAAGTTGAGTCAGATGAATTGTGACAACCAATGTGAAATTCTACAGGGTCGCCAACCACAATATGAGACTCTAAAAGGGTTACTGTTTCGTTGTCTTCAAATAAATATTTGGATAAATTAGAAATTTCTCCGTCTGGAGTTGTTTTCTCAACTAAAGTTTTCATTAAGTGTGTGCCTCCGTAATTTGTAAGCTTGACGTTGATAAAGCTCTGCCAATTTTTACTGGAGCGATTGTCCCTGTGGCCGTATCATTTATAACTCCTGTCGCATTAACGTAATAAACTTTGTTTGGCGTTAAAGAGGACAGTCCTGTTTTGATTCCGCTAAAAACTTTAACAGCGCCTGTGGCCCCGTTAGAAGTAACCGCATCTGATATGCCAATAAATGAAGTGTTATTACTTCCAGCCTCTGCGTATGTTTTTGCAGTTAAAATACCGTCACTTGGATTACGCGAAACACTTATAAATGTCTTCGCATCAGGATCATAAATAGTGATATTGTGTGTTCCCCCAAAGCTTTGAAATGACGCAGGAGTTGCGGCGGTTATGGTGGCACTGCTTCTGCTAACAAACACAGATTTTACCGTTGAGCCAACAAGGTAAAATAAAACAGCTTGATTTTTTCCGTTTGTGGCAGCGCCTAAATAAGTTCCGTTGTCACCTGAGTTAACAACTACTGGCGAGCCTGCGGAAATTGAGCCACCAGCGCATCTAACAGCCCAGCAACTTGAATAACCATTGTTAAGCGACTCTCTAGCAAATACAAATCCTCGGCTGTCGTTACCTTGTGGATCAAACGTAACTTGGGATTCTGTCCAATAACCATTGTCAATGGCGGTTTCAGTTCCAAAGCTCCAAGAGCTTCCGAACCAAGCAAAGGCTCGCGCTTGCAAATTATAAGTATCGCCTGGTTTGACATAAGTTGCGACAACACGTTGATCAGAAGCAAAATATGCAAGGTCAGCATCAGCAGTACTTGCACTTGTTACATCTGTAATAGTCGAGAAAGCCGCAGTGTTTGTTGATCCTCCAGTAATCGTTATTGCAGAAATAGCTAGATAATTATGAGAATTTGTTGCAAAGGCAACAACAATCACGTTTACGTCGGCTGGGCCAGGCCGTTCTTTTTGAAAAACAGTAGTAATTGGTGATACGGTGCTTGCTTTTGCGGTTAAATTTGTTGAGCTTCCAAGCGTAATACTGTTTAGACCAACACCAGATAATTGACCGACTTTAAGATATGTAACATTGTCTGATGCAACACTGTAAACAAACAATAATCGATCTACATTAGGATCGTGACAAACACTAGTTTGAGTGTCGAGAGCTGCGCCACCACTGTGAATTGTCACTGGCGTTCCAAAAGTTAAGACGTTATCTGTAACAGTACAAACCGCCGCCTTGACGTTAACATCATCCACATACACAATAATAGTTTTGTCGTTCGTACTGTCATAGCAAGTGCTAAAGCATCGATGTACGCTATTACTTACTGCAAATGTTGATGCAGTAGAAGTTCCATCGCCTAAATTAACTCCAACAATCGGTTCTACTTTTCCATCTGCTCTTAAACCAACAGCCATTCCATTTGTAAGATTTCCCTGCGCGACAAAATCGGCGGTTCCACCTGATGCAGGAGCTGTTGCTGACGTTAAAATGTTAGACCCACCAACTTGCGGAGTACCGCTAAAATTTGGAGAAGCTAGTGGAGCTTTAGTTCCTACGGCTGTATTAGTAGTAGCTAAATCTGTTGTTGAAGCTTTTGCATTTAATTGTGTTTGTATTGCACTGGTAACACCAGTTACATGATTTAATTCTGCTGTACTAGCTGTAGCACCTTCTAGTTTATTTATTTCTGCACCAGAAGCAGTAACTACCGTACCTGCATAGTTTAATCCATCAGTAGGTATTGTTACTGTACCAGTAAATGTTGGATTAGCTGTAGGCGATGCTCCTATATTAGATCTAGCAGTAGATGCTGTAGCAGTTAGTTCAGATAAATTATTTGCTGTACGTGTATATCTAGCATCTGATTGTGTTTGTGTATAATGACTAGCTACATTAAATGCACCATATGCAACTATATCTACAATATCTCCTACAGTAGCACCTGATGCAAGCACGATGTTATTAACATTATTATCTGTAAAATCAGTGCCTGTACGTAGTTTAAGTCCATTTAAATATACATCTACAAACCCAATATCGTGTGATACTGCAAATGTAGTTTGATTCGCTGTTGCTGTATATACTTGTCTGCTACTAGTTCCATTAACAGCAGATCCTGTTACAACAAAACTAGAACCATTGAATACAAACATATTACCGGCTGTTGTATCAAAATAAAGCGCACCAGTAGCTAATGCATCTCCATCGTTGTCAACTGAAGGTGAACTAGACTTTGCTCCTAGATATATATCATCAAATGAATCAAAACTATTAGCTGCTGCTGTTGCACTATCTTCTGCTTTAGCAGCGTGATGTAATGCAGAGAACCCTGTAGTAGAACCATCAGATAATGTGTATTGAGAATTTTCAGCTTGAATTGCTAGTTTTTGAGCATCAGATGCACTATTAGCTGCCGCAGTTGCAGATGTTTGAGCTGCATTATTAGAACCCATAGTAGTATCAACATATGCTTTTGTAGCTGCATGAAGGTTATTTGTTGGCGATCCTGGTAAAGTTAAAGCACCTGTTAATGTACCACCAGCTAAAGGTAGCATAGTATCTACGTATGCTTTATTAGCTACATCTGAGTTTGCTGATGGATTAGGTAATCCAGTAACTTTAGAACTATTTGACATAGTAATATTACCGGTCATTGTACCACCAGCTTTAGGTAATTTTTGTGCTATACTAGTTGTTAAAGTACCTGAGAGATCAGCATTATCTGCTAATGAAGCTGCTATTTCATTTAAAGTGTTTAAAGCTGCTGGCGCACCATCAATTAAACTAACTATTTCATCATCAACATACTTTTTTGTTGCGGCATCTAAATCAGATGATGGGGCAGTTAAGTTAGTAATAGTTGCTGCTGAAGCAGCATCCATGTTTAAACCACCGTTAATAATAACGTCATTAAATGTACTACTTCCACTGCTTGCAGTAACATTACCTGTTACACTACCAGTTAAGTTACCTCCTACATCTCCTGTTACATTACCAGTAACTGCACCTTCTATTGGGCCAACAAATTTAGTAGTAGCAGTAATTGTTGTACCAGAAATTGTACTTGCAGAATTTGATCCAATGGGCGTACCATCTATACTACCACCGTCAATATTTACGGCAGATCCTAGTTCAAGCGTACCTGAAGATGAACTTATTCCAGCAAGATTTAAAGTACCAGTGACAACAACATTAGCTAGATTAGTTGTACCTTTTGCGTGTATGTTTTTAAATGCTTTAGTACCACTACCTAAATTAATATTATTATCAACAGTGGGTTCTATTATCTCATGCTTTATAGATAATTGTTGTTCAGTCGCACCACTTTGTTCTACATAAAATTCTATTTCGTTATTATTAGTATCAATTAATACTTTATTTTTTTGGTCTACATCAGCTACACGATCTATAGGTGGACCTTCTGCTGTTGTTCCATCATGTTTATGTCCAGTAGAATCGTCAAATGCGTTTAAGAGTTGATTGTATTCCGCATTTAAGGGGGAAGCTGATATAACCTCACCACTAATTATTTGTGCTGCTGATTGTCTAGTGTATCCTGCCATTATCTATATCCTGCATCTTGATAAGTAATTGAGAACCCACTGATACTGTAGGGAGCCTGGGTTCCTGTAGATGTAATAATTAAAGATATTGATCTCCCTGATCCTTGAATATTGGTTTCTAGTACGGGACTAGACGAACCATCAAATGTAAATGTAGAACTATATGTACTATTCGTTGTTGTGTACCTTGATAAAGCACCTGCTGTAGTTAGAGAATACGTATTAGGATCTGGTGTATTAGGATCATCCCAGTTATAGGCTATACCTAAATTAATACTTGATGATCCTTCTGGCCTAGTAAATAGGGATATATGCTGATATACTTTGCGTTTTTCGGTAGAGTCGAAATATAAAAAGGGAGTTGCGTAAACTGCTGTAACCATCCCACCATTAAAAGTATTCCCAACTTCCTGCTTAAATATCTCCCCATTTAGATCTCCATGTACAATAGTTTCTATATTATTTATTAATCCACTAGTTGCAACAAAAGAACGTATTCCTAACATCTCTCCAAATTCCCAACCTACTCTTCTGTCAGCGAATCTTAGTCCTCCGATAATTCCAGGAGTATCTGAAGCTGCTGTAGTAGTCTTAGGAAAGAAGTAACGGAATTGAGATTTATTTCTAATGACCACAGAAGACATATTAGTTAGGTCATGTGTATCAGGCAGTGATTGCAGCAACTGTTGTACAGGTTTAGATATAGTCTCAAGTTCAATATCGCCAATTCTAGCAGTACCTTGTATTGGTCTAATACCATCAGATGCTAGAAATAATACGTCACCACCTATTTCTATTACGCTATCTGTTGCGATGCAACCAATATTACTAGTAACTTCTTGTTGGGCAAAGTCAGAAATGTTATTACCTACAAGTTTTTTTATTCTATCTTTTCCAAATATAAACAACCCATCTCTAAACTTAGCAAGGCCGGTTATATCAAATCCTACTGAAAATTCATCTGCGCTTAGTGCGGTAAATTTTGATGCGTCACTAGGTATACTAAATATTATCGTATCAGGTTTGTTAACAAAGCCAGTATAAAACTGATGATTTTTAAAATCTGTTGTTATTGTTGCCCCTGTAGTATTTGCAGGAGATACTTCCACTTGAACTAAATTTCCTGTTCCAGGATATAAAAAAGGAAGATTTTTACCATCTACAACTACAACTTCATGTACATTAGCAAAGGTATGTGTACTCGTTCTTAATTTCTTTACACCGGCATTATTTAAAGTAACTGAAGAGTTACTTGAATTTACTGTTGATAAGGCTGCCCATCCACTAGTTTGATATTTATACACAGTATAATTAATACTATAAGCACCTGCAACTGAACCACCCCCACCTGTAGCATTAGCTGTTGCTGTAGTAGGGAAACCTACTTGATAAGTATTAGCGTTAAGTACACCAGAAACTTCCATCTCTACGTTATTAGGTGTTATACCGCCTACTGCTGAAGCACCTGTAAATGTAACAAAGTTACCTACTATTAATCCATGATTACTATGTGCAACTGTTATTGTAGCACTTCCTGTTGTAACTGTCAAGGGATTAGTGCCTAATGTTGGTGTTGTATCAGCAGAATTTCTTCTAGCAGCATATATTATATCTTTTAATATAAATATACCTAGTACTGGCCCTTTCCCTGGTATACTTGGATGATTTGAATCAAAAGGTACATAACCACTTAGTCTTCTATATCCTCCAAATTGGGATATTTCCATATTTAACATTCGTATGGCAGAGCCAGGATTTGTTCCAGCTAGAGATAAGGCATCTTCATTTGTATATAGCCCTCCCCTAGATAGGACTGTTACATCCCTTAAAGCATCTACCATTACGCATTACCATGCGGTACATTTATTAATCTACTTACGCGAGTATCTCTAACATCTATGAATCTATTTATAAGTAGAGTTCTCATACGTTCTATTCCCTCATCAAATTTTTGTTTAGCTAGGGATGATTGTTGAGCATTATCTCTAAACATATAACAATGATATAAAGCACCATCAATAACTACGTGTTTAAATGCATCGGGTACAGACATGAGATCTGTAAAATTAACTAAGTCAGCAGAATATGAAAAATAGTTATAAGATAAACTATAGGATTTATCTGGTATAGGAGTAAAACCTGCTTTATTATCTAGTGTTCTATAAACATAAACAGGTTGATCATAGTCACCTGAATTAGCTTCATTATCCTTTTCAAAGAATCTTTTTAGAAAAGTATCATAATTTATTAATCGTAACTTTCTAGCAGAAATGTTATTACCTGCATCCGAATTTATTCTAAATGCATCCCAATCAGCTACTTTAAAATTATTCGCTAAGGAGTACTCTTGTGTACCTGCGGATAATGTTAAAGAACCTGTATTAAAATTAAATGGAAACTCAAACTCTTTCTGTGATATTTCCTGTAAAGAAGAATTAACAGCATCTTTAGCTTGCGCTCTAAACCCTGTAGCAGTAAGAAAATCAGTTGATGACAGTTCAACTTCATTCAAACGTCTTAATGTATCATTAACAAGAGTAAGAAAATTAGTTGCCATATTATATCCTAAAATAAGATAGAGGGGTAGCCTAAATTAATAAACTACCCCAAAATCAATTACGCTAAAACATCTCTTGCTACAGATGCTGCGCTTGCACTTTTATCAGCAATGTCGATAACAACTGCATACACACGAATTTTACCAGCAGTACAGTCGCTAGACCCTGCCTTTACTACAACATCGATTGTATCAGCAGCAGTAACTAAAGGTGCAGTAGTACCTATAGTTCCTAATACAGCACCATTACCAGCTTTTGCTGGATAAGCAAGTGCATTAGTAGCTCCACCGTCAGTGATAGTATCACCTCCGGTTAATCCTACGTCTACAGTTACTGAAGTTCCAGTAAAGACTGTTAGAATTTCACAACCAGCAGAAAGTATAACGCTGTTTGCTGGTACTTCTAACAACTGAAAGATATCAGCTGCTCCAACTGTATTACCAGCAGCAATAAACTCAGCGATATCTAAAGTTGCTTCCATGCTGTACGCAGTTTTTTCAGAAGCGTTGTGAGCAGCAATAGAAGAACTGTTTACACCTGCCGTAGCGGAGGTGGTCATATCAAAAGTAGCCATGATTTATTCTCCTTTACGAGTACAAGTTGTATTTTGCACGAACAAGAGCTTCAGGACGAAGGATCTTGCGACCATACAAATGCATACCACGGACAATATCAGCAAAGCTGTCATTATCACGGTAAGTTTCTACCTTCTCAACTTGAGAAGCTGTAGCAACAGCAGAGTCATGCCCTGCAACAATTACACCAAAGTTAGAACCTGAACCACCAGTAGCAATTGTTGCTGGTCCTGTTCCAGGTGAAGGTAAATTGTTAGATGCATAAACTCTAAATCCACGGATCATACCAGAAAGAATCTTACCATTACGTAAAATGTCTGGATTTCCCGAAGCAAAATCGCTACTTAGCAATTTAGAGTTTTCATCATTAAGTTCTTCAGCAAACACTGGATCTACAACAACCCATCGTCCGTCACGGTCAACATTTTGTTGATCAAGCAAACGAGCCATTCTGTTAAGAACACCTAGGGGTGTAGCATCAGCAGACGCATTTGATGCAGATAATGCTATCGAATGTGTTCCTGTACCACCAGATGCAAAGTTATCACGATCAAGTAGCATTGATGCTAATAGTCCGTCACTTCCAGCACTAACTGGATCAGTACCCGACTTAACATCGTTTGCTGTTCCAGCGTTACCACTAATTGCAGATTGTTTGAAACCAGATAAGTAACCTAATACTTCTTGGTCAAACTGATCTTTTAGACGATAACCAGCACGATCACTAGCCATTGACTCAAAGTTTACATGAGAATGAGCTTCTTCAATGTCATCAATTTTAAAAGCAAAGTAGTTAGCTTTATCAACGACCATAGTAAAGTCATCATCTTGTAGATCTTGCGGAACTACTTGCGTACCTCTCGCATATTCTTGAACCGTTATTTCAGGTTCTTTAATGATACGCACTGTATCACCAAAATTAGATATCTCACCAAAGTAATCACTGTTGGTTATATCTTCACAAATACTAGTTTTACGAAAAGCTGACTGTACCTTCTTACTGTAAATTACAGGTGAGAAGTTACCATTAGGTAGGTTTCCGTAACCAGTTGCAGTCTTAAAAGCCATTGGTTATCTCCTTTCGGCTATATATCGAAACGAGCCAACTTCGACAGTTTCAAGGCTACATCTTTAGGGTGAGGATAATCCTGGCCTAACGATTGTAGGTAGTTGATATGTTTAGAGTTAGCATGGACAGGAGGTAGTCTTTTGTAACTTCAGAAGAGGCTCCTAAAAGAAACTAGCTATGTTTTATTTATAGCTAGTTTTATAATTGTCTGTAGTATAACACATTTAATTTAAATTGTCAAGTACTTTATCT